CTTGCATCGCAGATCGTCGGCATGGCCACCCGCTTCCTCTCGATGAGGGGCAAGCCCAAGAGCAACAACGTGGTGCCGTTCGCGGCGCCGAGGTAACCGTCCGATCCCTAATTAGGGACCCGGACGCCAGTCCCTCATAAGGGACGCCAAATCGCAGAGACAAAAAAGCCGGGATTGCGGCCCGGCTCTCTGCAATACAAAACTCTGTAGGGGAATTATGCATATGCAGACCCAAAGTGTACAGGCCCTGCAAAGGGTCGCGCCACAAAATGAGAGCCACGATTCTGTGGCGCGCTTTCGAGAAGGCAAGGTCTACGCGCTGCTTTTCTCTGACGGCTGGATCAAGGTGGGGCGTGGAAGAAACCCTGATGATCGAGTTCAGGCGCACAAAACCGCTTCAGGAATGCGGGGCGCAACGCTCGTGAAGGTGATGACGTCCGGCACCCTTATCGATTCTGCCTACGCAGAATCGGAGCTGATCAAGTTCTGCTCTGAGCATGGCCGAGCAGTGCACGGCCGTGAATGGTTCGCTGGCGTGGACTATGACCTGCTGATCGCGGTGATTAGTGATCGCTTCAGGGGAGATCCTCCGGCCGCCATCGACGCAGCAAGGCGCGCCCAATCCAATCGCTTCGAGAAGATGCTTTCTTCTGTATTTGAGCCCCGCAACCAGGCCGTAGCTCCAGATCCGGCAGAGCAGAAAAAGTGGATCGAATCGCTTGCCTATGCTCGCCTTCTTGACCGAATTTTTCTGGATGACGGGTACTCAGGATGGCTTTTCGAGGCTTCCGACTCGGGCATGTCGAACTTCGGCAACTACGCATCGCTGGTGATCCACGAACTGCCGGACGATGAAGTGGCGGATCTATTTGTCCGGGCCGGGAGAAACCCGGGGGAGGTAATAGAGCAGGTCACCTGTGCTGCCAAGGAGATCATTGACGCCCACAAGCGAAGTGGGGGTTCGGCATGAGCATTCACGACATGCCAGAAGGCATGAAATCCGAGTTCCTGGCCGCCTTCCGCGCTGAATTCGGCTTCGGCGAGATGACGGCCACGGCCAACGATGATGCCGCCGCAATGCTTAAGGCTGCCGCATGGGCCTGGCAGGCCTCCCGCGAGGCTGTACAGGTCTCCGATATCAGCCCCGAAGTCGCGGCGCTAATGCAGCGTATCGACGACGAGGAGCGTGGCCAGGCGCTCCTGGCTGAAGCATTCGTCCGCGAATCGGGGCGCGCCTCGATCTCCGCCCTTCAGCGGCATTTCAAAATCGCCTACGGAGCTGCATGCCGCCTTATGGATCGGCTGGTTGCTGACGGCGTTGTGAGCGCAATTGACTCAGAGGGCCGTCGCCAAGTCCTGCCGAAGGTGGCGCCATGATGCGCGCGAACCCGGTTTCAATGCGCCGCGCCCTGGAGGCTGCGCGCACGTATGCCGAGCACGGCATCCTGTTCGTGCCGGTTCCTGTGTTCAACGAGGATGACCAATCCGACCTGGTTCGTCAGGTGGATGAGCGCCTTGAGCGAATGGCCAAGGAGCTCGACCAATGAGCGTCCAGTCCATGTCCTGGGCCTTGGAGCAGCGCGACATCGTAGACGCCACTGCGCGCTACGTGCTGCTGGTCCTGGCCAACTATGCCGACAAGAACGGCCGAGGAGCTTTTCCGTCCTCCGCCAGCATCAGCGATGACACCGGCCTGTCCATCCGCACGGTCAAGTACAAGCTCGACCACCTGCTCGAGATCGGAGTAATTCGCCTTGGGAATCAGGCAATTGCCGGCGCCTATATCGACCGTCATGACCGTCGCCCGACCGTCTACGACCTGTGTGTGGAGCGGGGTGCACCAGCTGCACCCGGTTCTGAACGGGGTGCAAATGACGACACAACGGGGTGCAGCTCACGACATAACGGGGTGCAAACCACGACAGAACGGGGTGCAGGAGCTGCACCCAATCCATCAATAAACCATCAAGTAACCATCAAAGAACCGAAGGGGCCAGTCGCTGACGCTCCTGCGGCTCCGAAGAAGGCTGAGAAGTTCGACCCGCTGACTGCCAAGCCGGCCAACGTCAGCACTGCTGTTTGGGCTGACTGGTGCCAGCACCGGAAGGAGATCGGCAAGCGCCTGACCAAGACCACCTGCGACCGCCAAGCCAAGACCCTGGCCGGCCACCACGCCCCTGACGCCGTGATCAACCAGTCCATCAGCAACGGCTGGACCGGCTTGTTCCCGGAGAAAGTGCTGCCAGGTGCACAGCAGCGCGGTACCCGCTCCAACGAACCCGACTTCAACGACTCGTCCTGGGCCGAAGGGCTGATGGTGCGCACATGAAATCAGCAAACCAACTGATGGCTGCTATACAGAACCGTCCACCAGAACTGCACGGCGGCCCGGTGGTGGTCTCCCTGGAGACTGCCGAGGTGGTCAACGGCCTGTTCCGCCGCCTGCGCGGCATCTTCCCGGCCTGGCGCCAAGCCTGGCCGTCCACCGAGGCCCTGGCCGCTGCCAAGGAGGAGTGGATCAAGGAGTTTGCCTCCGAGGGCATCCGCACGCTCGAGCAGATCGAGTTCGGTATCGAGAAGTGCCGCAAGCTCAAGAAGCCCTTCGCGCCGAGCGTGGGCGAGTTCATCGCGATGTGCCAGCCGACGCCTGAGGACTTCGGCATGCCGGCGCCGGCCGCTGCCTGGGTCGAGGCCCTGCTGGGCGTGTACAGCCACGAGGGCGTGAAGATCGCCGCCGTGGCCACCGGCCTATTCGACCTGCGCGCTGCCCAGCAGAGCGACAAGGGCCTGCAGGCGCGCTTCGACCGGGCCTACGACATCGTGCTGCGTCGGGCGAAGGAAGGCCAGCCTCTGGACGGCAAGATCGCCACCGGCATCGGCCACGACAGCCAGAAGAGCCTGATCGAGCTGGCCGACGAGTACGCAAACCAACGCCAGGCCCGCCTGCTGGACCTCCAGCAAATCCCATCGAGCGCTGCCGCGTGCCGTGCCCACCTGCTGGCCAAGTTGAACATCAAGCGCGCCGGGCAGCCGGCCGGGGAGGGGGTGTGATGGATCCTCGATACCAGGAAGCCAAGCGTCAATGGGATGAATTCGTTAAGGCAGAAACCGCCATCTGGCCTAGCGACAAGCCAGTGATCATCGTCGAGTACACCGTATTCGGCCTTGGCTGGGAAGAAAACGGAATCACCGGCGTGCGCGGTAAGGCCGTCCTTGAGCACCTCCAGGAAATAGAAACTCAGCTCAAGACCGATGAGGAAATCGGCGAAGAGCGCCATTTCACCAAAGGCGAAGGGGATTACTTGCTCGCAGTGACCTACGACGACGGCGAGAAGGACGACTACGGCCGGTACATCCACTCGCCGTATTGGGACATGAGTGTGATCGGGTTCCGCACCTTTGACGAAGTGATGGCCCGGCGCGTAGCCGGCAAGGAGGGGGTGTGAAAACAGGGAAGTGGTACATCACCACCGGATTCATCAAGTCGGGGCGCTGGTATTGGCACCTGCTGGGTGCGGTACACCGCCGCTGGCGCTTGAGCCTCGTCAAGCCAGGGTGGAGGCCTGGTTACAAGCGGCTCTACCTAGGTCCGTTCGAGATCGAGTTCAGTATTCACAGATGGATCGGAGGGCAGCACTGATGGACACCAACAAGATGCGCGACATAAGCCGCGAGCAGTTCGAGAAATTCGCCCTCAGTGCTGAAGGTGGCTTGTTCGCCGGTCATTTGGCTAAGGGCGAGGATGGCGAGTACCTGAACTATGCGGCGCAGTGCTACTGGCTGTTCTGGCAGGCATCCCGTGCTGCCTCCTGGCAGCCGATGGAGTCATGCCCCAAGCATGTCGAGGTTCTGTTCTATCGCGAGGATTGCGGCGTGATCAGCGGACAGCTCACCTGCGCCGACACGTTCATGACAGACAAAGATCGAGAAACCGGCGATTACAGCGAGGAGGAGCAGTACAGCGAAGACGCATGGTGCTACGGCCCTGACGGCGTTGAGCGCCTGGATGGCGACCTTGTGCCAACGCATTGGATGCCTTACCCGGCCGAGCCGGAGGTGACCCCATGAACGCCACTAGACGCGACCCGTGCAAAGTTTGCGGCAATCACCTGATCGAGCACGATGGAAAGCCTTTCGACGTGACCTGCGCTCTTTGTGCATCTGGTGCTGAGTCGCAGACGCTCAGAATCAAGTTGGAGGTGCGTGAAGACACTCTCCAGGTCATCCGTGACTGCCTCCGTGCGGCAGAGGCCGACATCGACAGGCTCAGGGCCGAGAACGAAAAGCTGAGGCAATCGCCGCTGAAGCAGGCGCTGGATGCCATGGCAAGCGCTGCAGTAAGCCACCTTGCGAGCGAGGCGAAGGGCTGCATTGAAAATGGATTGATCGAGACGATCGAGCGCCTCAAGGCCGAACTTGGTGATTTGGTGATGGCTGTCACCGATCTTGGCGGCAAGCACGACGAGCCAGGATGGAGGAATCTCTGGAAAGCTCGCGACAAAGCGCGCGCTGCTCTGGACGCCGCCAGTGCCAAGGAGTCGAGCCATGACTGACTTCGTGATGCACAGCATGGCTGACGTCAATCGGCTGCTGGGTCACCTTCAGGCCCAAGACTTCACCAAGCCCAAGAAGATCGTCATCAAGGACCAGGACCGCAGCGGCGAGCAGAACAAGAAGCTCCACGCCTGCCTGAGCGATATCGCCAAGCAGGTTGAGCACGCCGGCAAGAAGTGGGATGTCCTGATCTGGAAGCGCCTCCTGACGGCCGCCTGGCTGCGTGAGGCTGGCGAACAGCCTCAGCTGATACCAGCGCTCGACGGCAACGGCTTCGACGTCGTGTACGAGCGCACAAGCCAGCTCAGCGTGAAGCAGTGCGCGAGCCTGTTGGAGTGGATTCAAGCTTTCGGCGCCGAACACCAGGTTCGCTGGAGCCAGAAGGATCTGTGGGAGGGTCGTTACTGATGCGGATCGCTCTCAAGGAAGTGAAGCAGAAGACCTGCAAGGCCTGCGGTGCCAATTTCCGGCCATCGCTTTCGACACAGAAGGCCTGCGGCGTGCAGTGCGCACTGGAGCTGGCGAAGAGGCCGGAGAACCAGGCCGTGGCACGTAAGGCGATCGCCCAGCGTGAGCGCCGCGAGATCCAAGTGCGCAAGCAGAAGCTCAAGAGCCGGGCCGACTACGTGCGCGAAGCCCAGGCGGTGTTCAACCAGTGGGTGCGCCTGCGCGATGAGGCACAGCCATGCATCAGTTGCGGTCGGCACCACCAGGGCAAATACGACGCCGGGCACTACCGCACCGTGGGCGGCAACCCGGAGCTGCGCTTCGAGCCGCTCAACTGCCACAAGCAGTGCGTGCCCTGCAACCAGCACAAGTCGGGCGACATCGTTAACTACCGGATCAACCTGGTACAGCGCATAGGTGCCGAGCAGGTTGCCTGGCTGGAAGGCCCTCATAAGGCCCAGCGCTACACCATCGACGAGCTCAAGGCCCTGAAGGCCGAGTACCGCGACAAGATCAAGCAGCTGAAGGAGAAGGCAGCATGAACTGGACACCAATCGACAGCGCCCAGCTGCTGGCTCTGGGCATCTTCGTCATCGCTGGCTACTGCATCGTGCGCGGCATGGTGGTCAAGGCGCGGCGCAAGCGCGAGGAGGGCGGCCCATGCAACTGAACAGCGCGCGTCAGTCCTGGCACGACTGCCTGTACATCCCGTGGGACAGCCAAGGTGTGTTCATCGAGCAGCTGGGCCTGCTGGGCACCATGGTTCAGACCACGGAGAAACAACGGAAAGCGAGTCATGCTGTGCACCAGGCTTTGGCCGGCGGTGTGCAGGCGGCAATCTTCAAGCTGCCTGGCAGTCTCCGCGCCTTTGGCAACTTCATGTACGCCCCAGCCTGCCGAGACGATGACCGCGAGGTGGCCGAAGAGCTGATCTTCAGCATGGCCATGGCCAGGTCCGGTCGGATGACGGCGGCGAAGCGCGAGCGCTGCGAGTACGTGGCCAAGGGTGTGATGTTCCGGTACCGCCGCATGCACCAGGGCGGCCAGTCTTCGGCACAAGACCCGTTCGCCAGCCCGGAGTGGTTCAAGCGCTGGATTGACGACGTGTATGGCGTGACTCTGCCGTCCTGCGCCTGGGCCCGCGACTGGGAGCCGTTCGTGCAGATCTGCTTCGAGGTTTGCGAGGACATCGACAAGCGCGCTCTGTCGCCGGTTGCTGCCGCAATCTACGAGATGAAGGAGGCCGCTTGAGGGCCTATTGCGTTCCCGCACGGCTGGTGATACCTTATCGCCACTGTTAGAGTTTTGCCTACGGCAAATAACTCCCTAAACCCGGCCTTTGCGTCGGGTTTTTTATTGCCCGAAAGAGGCCCTCAATCGGCACTCCTACTTGGTCGGGCTCCTCGTTCAAACCCCGAAAGGGACGAAAGCCGGATTATCCCCATGCCTGACAAGAACCCGGACACGTGGGCGCAGATCTGGTTGGCCCTTTCGAACCCGCTATGGCAGGGCGCAATAATGGCCGTCACAGTCTCCCTACTGCGCATCCTCTACGATGCCAAAGAAACCAGTAAGCGCCGGATCATCTTCGAGTCGCTGATCTGCGGGTCGCTGAGCCTGGTTGCGTCGAGCCTGATCGAGTGGATGAGCTGGCCGCCCAGCCTATCGGTAGCCGCGGGCGGCACGATCGGCTTCCTCGGCGTGACGGCCATTCGTGAACTGGTCACCCGCTTCCTGGGCCGCAAGGTGGACGCCGCATGAAAGCCATCGCCGCCGCACTGCTCATCAGCCTGGTAGCCCTGCTGCTTGTTGGGATTCAGCAATACCGCGTCGTCGCCCTGCGCGGTGAGGTGGCATTTGAAGCCGGCGAGAAGAAGAAGGCCGTCGACGCGAACGCCGAAAGCCAGGCCACCATCACCACCCTGCGGGCCGAAGCCCAGCGCAACGCCGACTACCTCAAGGACCTGAACAAGCGCCTGGAGGCCAGCAAGGCGAAAGCGCGTAAGGCGGAGAAGAACTTTGAAGACCTCAAACGCAACAGCAAACCTGTTCGTGACTGGGCTGCTCAGCCTCTTCCTGACGGCCTGCGCGGCAAAGCCTCAGCCGGTGACGGTAAAGACAACAGCGGTAAGGCTCGAACCCCCTGAGATGGTCCCCTGCGAGCGGGTGGACGATGACGAAGACCTGCGCCTGAACGGCGACCTATGGGCGCTGAAGGATCGAGCCATCAACCTGCTCGACACTTGCGCTGACCAGGTGGACGCGCAGATACAGCGCAGCAAGAGCAAGTAGCCGCGCCACAAAATCGAGGTGCGCCGTTTCGTGGCGCGAGGTATCCCATGACAACCAAGCAACCCGACTGGGAGGCGATCGAGCGTGCCTACCGGGCCGGGTCGCTTTCGGTTCGAGCAATAGCCGAGAACAACGGTGTCACTGAAGGCGCGGTACGCAAGAGAGCCAAGAAGGAAGGCTGGACGCGGGACCTTGCCAGCCAAGTCAAGACAGCGGCCCGCGACAAGCTGGTACGCGGAACGGTACGCACGCCCAGTACGCAGCCGCGTACCGATGCGGAAATCATCGAGGAGGCGTCTGACCAGGCTGCCTCTGTGGTGCTGGCTCATCGCACCGGGCTGGCCAACTGGCGTTCCATCGCCGACAAGCTTTCGGTGGCTCTGGCCGAGATGGACGTAAGTGAAGAGAACCTTGGCGACTTCTCCCGGGCGCTGAACGCTGGCGTCGATGCACAGCTCAAGGTCATCAAGGGCGAGCGCCAGGCGTACGGCCTGGACAGCGAGGAAGGCAACAAGACCGTCGATGATCTGGCCGCCCTGATGGATGAACTATCGAAGGATGCCTGATCATGAAGCCCGAGCACATGAAACTGCTCCGGGATCGGTTCTGGCGGCTGAACAACCTGTACTTCATCACGGACAAGCAGGGCAAGAAGGTCCGCTTCCGCATGACGCAGGAGCAGGTCGATTACTTCCAGGGGATGCACACCCGCAACATCATCCTCAAGGCCCGGCAGCTTGGCTTCACCACGCTGGTCTGTATCGTCCAGCTGGATGCCGCGTTGTTTGAGGCTGCCAAGTGCGCCCTGATCGCCCACACCCTGAACGACGCCAAGCGTCTGTTCCGGGAGAAGGTGAAGTACGCCTACGATCACCTGCCGAAGGAAATCAAGGCGGCCAACCCCGCGCGCAACGACGCCGCGGGTGAGCTGGTATTCAGCAAGGGCGGCTCGCTCTACGTGTCCACCTCCTTCCGGGGCGGCACGCTGCGCTACCTGCACGTTTCCGAGTTCGGGAAGATCTGCGCCAAGTTTCCGCACAAGGCGCGAGAGATCGTCACCGGTGCGTTCGAGGCCGTGGCCGCTGAGTGTTTCGTCACCATCGAATCAACGGCGGAGGGCCGGGCCGGGTACTTCTTCGACTACAGCCAGTCTGCCGAGAAGCAGCAGTTGGCCGGCGTTCCTCTGGGCCTGCTGGACTGGAAGTTCTTCTTCTTCAGCTGGTGGCGCAACCCGTTGTACTGGCTGGACCCGACAGACGTCACGATCCCGGATCGCCTGACCAAATACTTCGACGACCTGAGCGCAAAGCACGGCATCGTCACCAGCCCGGGCCAGCGCGCCTGGTACAGCGCCAAGGAAAAGACCCTTGGCGACGACATGAAGCGCGAGTACCCGTCGATCCCTGCCGAGGCATTCCAGCAGACGATCGAAGGTGCCTACTACGCCAAGCAGTTCACCAAGCTCTACGCCGCCCAGCGCATCGGCAAGCTGCCCGACAACAGCCACCTGCCGGTGCACACCTTCTGGGATATCGGTGTGGGCGACTCCACGGCCATCTGGTTCGTCCGGATCGTCGGCGATGAGTACCACGTCATCGACTTCTACCAGAACAGCGGCGAGGGCCTGCGGCACTACATGAAGGTGCTGAAGGATCGCGGATACACCTACGGCGAGCACTGGGGCCCCCACGACATCGACAACCGGGAATTTGGTAGCGACGGCAAGACTCGGCGTGAAATCGCGCGAGAGGGCTACGAGATCGACGGACAGCGCTATTCGCTCACCTTCCAGGTGGTGCCAAAGCTGAGCATCGACGAAGGCATCGAGCAGGCGCGGGAGATTCTGCCCCGCTGCGCCTTCGATGAGGCCAAGTGCGAGGAGGGCATCACCGCCCTGGAGAGCTATCGCAAGGAATGGGACGACAAACGCGGCTGCTGGAAAGACAAGCCGCTCCATGACTGGTCATCCCACCCGGCCGACGCCTTCCGCTACTTCGCCGTAGCCAAAACCAAGCGCTCCAGGGTTGAGCACATACCCGTCACGTTCACATTCTGAGGCCACCATGCCGAATTACAGCGCTACCCGGCAGGAGTACAACGACGCTCTGCCGAGCTGGCGCCTGGTCAAGCGATGCGTGGCCGGCGCCCGAGAGGTGCGAAAGCACGACGAATACCTGCCTATGCCGGACCCGACGAACCAGTCGGCGGAAAACCTCGAGCGGTACCGCCAGCTGAAGAAGCGGGCCATGTTTCTCAACGTGACCGGGCGCACGCGCACCGGGCTGCTGGGTGCCGTGTTCCGTAAAACGGCTGAGGTGCAGTTGCCATCTGGCGTGCAGTACCTGCTGGAGAACGCCAGCGGTGACGGTGCCAGCCTGGAGCAGCTCTCCAAGGAAGCCGTGGGCGAATGCCTGGACACGGGCCGAGGTGGGTTCCTTGCCGACTACCCCAAGTTGGAAGGGGAGAGTGGGCGCCCGCGCACCGCCGCTGAGTCGGCCGGTAAGCAAGCCTGGATCCACCACTACCCAGCCCTGAGCATCATCAACTGGCGCGAAAAGGTCATCGAGGGCCGCAAGCACCTGGTGCTGGTGGTCCTGCATGAGCAGATCAGCGAGGAAAGTGCTGACGGGTTCGAGGAAGAGGTAATCGACCAGTACCGCGCCCTGGTGCTGGAGGATGGCGTATACAAGCAGCGCCTGTACCGCGACGACACGCCAGATGGCGAGGAGAGCATCCCAGCCGACCAGACTGGCAAGCAGTTCGATCACATCCCGTTCCACTTCTACGGCGCAGAGAACAACGACGCCGCGGTAGACAAAGGGCCGCTGGAAGATATCGCCGACGTCAACATCCTGCATTACGGCAACAGCGCCACGGTGGAGGAGGCAGGCTTCATCAGCTCGCAGCCGACGCTATTCATGACCACCAGCATCACGCCGGAGGATTTCGCCAAGTTCAACCCGAACGGCGTGCACATCGGCTCTCGACGCGGGATCAACCTGGGCGCCCAAGGTAGCGCCACCATGCTGCAGGCCAAGGAAACCCAGCTCGCTCTGGAGCTGATGCGCGACAAGCAGGACCAGATGTTGATGATCGGCGCCCGCATCGTCCAGAAGGGCGGCGGTGCCGAGACGGCAGAAGCCGTGCGCATCCGCTACAGCTCGGACAACAGCGTGCTTGGCACCATCGCCGGCAACGTGTCTGAGGCGCTGAAGCTGGCCATCCTCGACGCCGAGCGCTTCATGATTGGTCAGCCTGACCAGGCCGGTACGGTGTTCTGGCTCAATCAGGAGTTCTTCGACGAAGCCATGGATGCCCAGATGATCCTTGCGCAGGTGCAGCTCTGGCAGCAGGGCATCATCGCGAAGAAAGATCTGCGCACCAACCTGCGCCAGGCCGGCACCATCGAGTCGGACCGCACGGACGACGATATCGACGACGACATCGAGGCCCAGCCGCCGGTGGTGGCCAGTGATCCCGTAACTGGTGGCGACGATGAGCAGTGAAGGCTATCTGGCTGACGCTGCGACCCGCCACCAGGTCTACGTCCAGCGGTACGCGGCTGGCAACCTGAAGCGGGTGGCCAAGTTCATCACCAAGGCCATCAACACGGCCAAGGCTGCTGTTCGTGGAGGCCTCAGCGCTTACGGCACCCGAAGGTACGCCAGTGAGATCGACGCCTTGCAGCGCGACCTGCAGGGCATCTTCAGCGACCTCAAGGGCCAGGCGATGCTGGATCTCGGCGAATTCGCCGGGTACGAGGCGGCGTTCAGTGCTCGCATGCTTGGCCAAGTGGTCACCGCCGTGGTCCAGACGCAGGTCCCGGCCGCCGACCTTGTTGCAGCTGCTGCGCTGGCTGAGCCAATGCAGCTGGAGGCCCGGGCCGGCGTGCAGCGCATCAGCATTGCCGGCGCGCTTGACCAGTTCGGCACGGCAAAGTCGGCGCAGATCGTGGGAGAGATCCAGATCGGTTCAGCCCTGGGCGAAACCAGCCAGCAGATCACCCGGCGCCTGACCAGCATGCACCAGCTGCAGCAGGACCAAGCATCAGCGCTGGTGCGCACCATGACCAACCATGTGGCCAGCACGGCGCGAGCCGAGACGTTCAAGGCAAACGACGACATCCTGGCCGGCAAGCGCCGCATCGCCACGCTGGACGGGCGCACATCGCCGTTCTGCCGTTCGATCGATAACACGGTGGTGCCATTCAGCGCGCCGTCGCCGCCGTTCCACTGGAACTGCAGGACCTCAGAGATACCGGTGCTCAAGCCCGAATTCGAGCGGGAGATACCGGGCTCGGTCATGCCGGCAGTGGGGCCGGGTGGCGCTGAGCGGGTCTCGAGCAAGACGACCTACCAGCAGTGGCTCGCCCGCCAGCCTGCCGCATTCCAGATCGATGTCCTCGGCCCGGCCCGCTACAAGCTGTTTAGCAAGGGCGAGCTGACTCTGGACAAATTCGTGGACGAGAGCGGCAAGCAGATCACGCTGAGCGAACTCAGGCAGCTTGAACCGCGCGCCTTCGAGCGTGCAGGACTTTGAACAGCCGGCCATTAGCCGGTTTTTTACGCCCGCGGCTGAGCCAGCGGCAAATCATCCGGGGGATGACATGAAATACCTGATCGAAAAAGCAGCATTCGACGCACTCGAACCAGCCCTGCAGACTCTCTACAGGGCCCAGGGCGATAACTACGTCCTCGTGGTCGAGGGCTTGCCCCAGACCGAGGACGTGGAAGGGCTCAAGCGGCAGAACCAGACCCTGCTGGATGAGGCAAAGGCCGCTAAGCAGAAGGCGCGCGAGGCTCAAGAGCAGCTGAACCAGAAAGAACTGGACGCAGCCAAGGCCCGCGGCGACTACGAGTCGCTGTACACCAGCAGCGAGCAGGCCCTGGCCGCTGAACGCCAGAAGCTGGCAGACCTGCAGGCCGGCATCGAGAAGCGCGACCTGACCGGTGCGGCCTCCAAGGTCGCGGCGCTGATCGCTGACGGACCGAACGCCGAGATCCTGGCCGAGTTCCTAGAGCGCCGGCTGCGCATTGTCGATGGACAGGTACGTGTCACCGATGCGAGCGGGAACCTGACGGTCTCCACGCTGGAAGACCTCGGGAAAGAGTTTCAGAAAGAGCCGCGCTACGCCTCCCTGGTGCGCGGCTCTCAAGCCAACGGCGGCGGGGCTGCTGGTGGCGGCGGTGGCGGGGCCACCAAAACGTGGGACCAAATGACCGGCATGGAGCGAGTCGAGCTCCGCCGTAACGACCCCGCCGAGCACGCGCGCCGGAAGGCCGCTGCACAGGCCAAGTAAAGGAAAACAGCAATGCCAACCATCCTCTCCGACGTAGTCTTCCGCGACGAACTGCGCGACTACATGCGCGTAAACACCGTCGAGAAGACCGCGTTCTTCCAGTCGGGCATCCTGGTCAACAACAGCGACATGTCGACCCTGCTGTCCAGCCCATCCAACACCTTCACCATCCCGTGGTGGGTGGATCTGGACGCGTCCATCGAGTCGAACTACTCGAACGACGTTTACACCGACATCGCCGTGCCGCTGGCAGTCACCAGCGCTGAGATGCAGGCCCGAGCCGCCTACCTCAACGAAGGTTGGGCTGCGATGAACCTGGTGAAGAACATCACCAACCAAGACCCGCTCGAGTTCGTCGCCAGCCGCTTGACCAGCTACTGGCAGCGCGTGGCTCAGCGCCGCACCATCGCTACCGTCGTTGGCATCTACAACGACAACGTGGCCGGCAACGGCGGCGACATGGTGGTTGATGCTGGCGGCCCGATCACCGCCGCCGCTGTCATCCGCGCCCGGGCGACCATGGGCGACTACTCGCCGCAGATCGTTACCCCGAACGGCACCAAAGCTCTCAGCGTGATCGCTATGCACTCGGCCGTCTATGCCGAGATGTCGATCCTGAACCTGATCGACTTCACTCCGATTGCCGACCAAGTGCCCGAGTTCGGCCGCTACCAGAACATGCTGGTGGTGCTCGATGACGGCCTGCCGGTAATAGGTACCGCGCCCGATCAGAAGTACCTGTCGATCATCTTCGGGCCTGGCGCCATCGGTTATGCCGAGGAGCAGGACGAGAACGACATGGCCTACGACCGTGAAGAGGCCCGCGGCAACGGCGGTGGTGCTGAGACCCTGTGGACACGCCGCAACTTCGTTGTGCACCCGCTGGGCTACTCGTTCCTGTCCGCGACCATCACCGGCACCCCAGGCACTACCCGCCCGGTATCGGCGAACTGGTCCGACCTGGCGCTGGCCACCAACTGGCAGCGCAAGTGGGCGCGCAAGCAGGTGCCCCTGGCGTTCATCACTTCCACCTTGGGCTCGTAACAGAGCCCTTTCGAGGAGATCACCATGGCACTCGCAAAAGACAACCACATCGACCCCGAGGGCAAGGCCCGCTGGGGCTTCGGCGGTAGCGTCGGCAAGATCACGGTAGGCCCGCAGACTGTAGGCGAAACCGGCGGCGTCGAGTCGGTGCTCACCGAGCCTGACAACTCCGGTGCGCACAACAACGGTGGAGGCACTGGCGACGGCGAGCAGGTCCAGCAGCTGCAGCAGGCCAATTCCCAGCTGGCGGCCGAGAAGGAAGATCTGCAGAAGCAATTGCAGGCCTTCCAGCAGGCTGAGCAGGATCGTCTTGCCGCAGAGAAGGAAGAGCAGGACCGGCTGGCGGCCGAGAAGGAAGTCGAAGAGCTGAAGGCCAAGCTCGACGTCGCCGGGGTCACCTACCGCGCCAACGCCTCGAAAGAGTCGCTCCAGAAGCTGGTCGAAGACCTGCCGAAGTAACACCCTGGGCGGGCGGAAAATCCGCCGCCCCACTCATTCAAGCGGAGGCCTGATGGCTACCTACATCACCGTCGCGGACGTCGACGCCATCCTGGGTCCAACCTGGGCGCCCGACGACAAGAAGGCCATGGCGGTAGCGCAGGCCAACGCATACCTCACCTCGCTCCGCCTGTGCGGCATCGATATGGATGGCGTGCCGGAGGAGGTGAAGCAGGCCGGGGCTCAACTGGCTCTGGTTGCATCGACCGGTCAGCTGTACCAGCAGCAGACCGAGGGGTCGCTCGAGGCGAAGAGCGTAAAGGCAGGCTCAGTATCGACCAGCCGCACGTATGCCATGCTCGACCGGAGCAGCGCTGGCGCCCAGCCAGAGGGCGTTCAGTTCGCCCTGGCCCTGGTCTCGCCCTGGCGCTGCAATCCGTTCACCTTCGCCGTGGACAGGGGGTAGCCATGGGTTTACGAGATGACGTTCAGATCGACTTGGCTGAGGCCTTTGGCGATGACCTTGCCGATGCCGTATTCCCATTCTCCGGCACCTACATGGGGCCAGGGGTATGGGATCCAGTGCACGAAACCACCACCGCCCAGCCGGTGACCTACACCGGGCGCGGCGTCTTCGATAACTACGACAGCCGCAGGATCGACAACATCAACATCCTGGTAGGCGACGTGCTGCTGATCTGCCTGGCCAACGAGGTTACAGACAAGCCAGCGGTCGGCCACGAGATCACCGCCGACGACCTGATCACAGGCGAGCCGGTGAAATACCGCATCGTCAGCCCCGGCATCGACCCGGCCAAGGCCCACTACGAGATCCAGCTGAGGAAATAGCCATGGCCAAACGAGGCTGGAGCACGCCGCCAAGCATGTTCGCGGGCGTAGTTGAGGAGCAACTGAGCCAGCGCGTCCGCGTCATCGCTATTGCGATGCTTAACGAGATCGTCCTGCGGTCTCCGGTGGACACCGGGCGTTTCCGTGGCAACAACATCGTCAGTGTGGGCTCTCCGGTCTACACCAGCACCGTGAACGTCGACCCAACGGGCGCAGAAACCCTCCAGGCGGGTGCGCGGGCAGTCAGCGGCCTGGAGCCATACACGCAGGTCTTCATCCAGAACAACTTGCCGTATGCAGGCCCGCTTGAGGATGGCCATTCCCAGCAGGCGCCGGCCGGCATCTACGCGGTGTCGTTCAACGGCGTTGCCGAGGCCTACAGGACATGACCTTCGAACAGATCCGGGCCATCGTCACTGGCCGCATGACGCAGTGGGCGGGCATTCCCGCGGCTGCCGTCGATTATCCGAATAACCCGCAAGGACCGTTCGACCCGGCCGGCAAGCCCATCTGGGCCAGGCTGGCGGACGTGCCAGGGCTATCCAGCGCGCCAGAGACCGGCATCGGCCCGTGCGTTCGCCGCACCGGCATCATCATGATTCAGCTGTTCGTGCCCAGCTACAAGGGCACGCTGGCCATCACCAAGGCCGCCGACACGCTGGTTCAGCACTTCGAGTTCTACAGCGACCCGAACGGGCCATTCGAATGCTATGCGGCATCGGCCGCGACGATTGGCGATGACGGCCATGGCTGGTACCAGGTCAACGTCTCGATACCTTACAGGGCCTACTGATGAGCCAGACCATGAAGGTTCGTATCGATGGTGAGGTGGTAGACCGCGCAGTTGCGCACACAACCAGGGCCATTCAGGAAGACGGATCAACCATCGAATACTCCGAGCCGCGGCTCAATCGCGACGAAGTGGTGTTCAGGCCTGACGACGACCCGCTGCCGATCATTGTGGTCCGCACCATTCCCGCCTGAACCAACGCAAACCCTGCACCGCCACATGGCGGTTTTTTTACGCCTATCGATAGGAGAAACACCCCATGTCCAGTGGTGCCAAGGTATCAACCGCCTGGAAACGTGAGGTGACCCCAGGGGTTACCCCGGCAGGCAACTGGAACGTGCTGACTCGAGTCAGCTTCGGCCTTCTGCCGACCTACAACAGCGAAGAGAACAACGAGATCGGCATCGACCGCATGGCTCAGGGCACCACCCAGACCACTGTAGACGTCGGCGGCGACGTAGAGACCAAGCTGCGTTACGGCGCGCTCGACGACTTCATGGCCTCGTGCTTCGGTGCGGACTGGGTCGGAAACCAGCTGACTATGGGCAACCAGCGCATCACCTTCTCGATTGGCTCCTACGCCAGCGATATCGGGGTGGCGGCGATCGCGCGCGGTGCACAAGTCGCCACGATGAACTTCGAGATCCCGAGTGATAACGAGATCACTGTCACCACCACCTTTGCCGCCACGTCGTGGCAGGACAAGGCCGACAACACCTCGTTTATCGTCAATCCGCAGGCAGAAGCAAAGCAGCGCCGCTACGGCTTCAAGGACGTGAGCGGCCTCAAAATCAATGGTGAGCAGCTTGGCGAGGACAACGCCTGTGTCGATAGCTTCAACCTGCAGTTCGACAACGGCGTGCAGACCCAGCGCTGCATCGGTAATGGCAACCCGTTCCCTGGCAACATCATCCCTACCATCTTCACCCCATCGGGATCGATCACGATCAGTTGGTCAAAAAAAGCGTATGAATTCTGGAAGGCACAGCAAACCAGCAGCGCACTGAGTTTTGAGTTCACGCTGAACAACGCAGATGGGGGCTACACCTTCAAGCTGCCGGAGATGGAGGTCAGTGGTGATTGGCCTGACGGCGGCGCCACCGACATCATCCAGGTTGAGTTGAGCTACACCGGTCGCCGCGTGCCGCCAACAATCACCCGCACACCGGCTCCGATCACTGTAAGCACCGTGACCGTGTCGCCGACCACTGCCAGCGTTGCCGTCGGCCAGACTCGAGATCTGGAGGTGCTGGTAGCTCCTGTTGGTGCGAGTCAGCAGGTCACCTGGTCCAGCTCTGACGCTACCAAGGCGACTGTCAGCCAGACCGGACTGGTCACGGCTGTTGCCGTCGGCACAGCCACCATCACCGCGACCAGCGCAGCAGATCCGACCAAGAGCGGCACTGCAACTATCACGGTTACCGCTTAACCCTTTGCCCGGCGCGCCCTGCGGTGTGCGTCGGGCCTTTTACCGCAGAGGAATACCATGGCATTCACCATCGCAAAGAAGCCTGAGCTGGATATCAACGGCGAGCGCTGGGTCGAGTTCGCCCCAGGCGCAGAGATTCTGGTCGGCTCGATCGCCAATCCGCTCTACAAATCTCACCAGGCCCTGATCAACCGTCACCTGGCGGCAATCAATCAGCAGGCCCGCATCGGCACCGCTGAATTCAGCTTGTCGGAAATCCCTGACGTCGAGCTGGAGACCGATGATGATCTGTTCATCGAGTTGGCCGCGAAGCACCTGATCAAGGACTGGAAAGGGGTGGATGTTGAAGAGAAGCCTGGCGAGCCAGCGCCATACAGCCCTGAGCTGTGCATTCAGCTCATCAAGCAGATGAACAGCGTGTATTTCCTCGCCTTGCGCACTGGCAACGACATCGCCCGCCGAGTCGAGGAGAAGGCCGCAGCCACAGCGGAAAAGCAGTAGCGGCATACCTATGGGGGCGCGAGTGGGCAGGTGATGCCAACGAGAAGAAGCGCTGGAAGCATGAGCGCTTGGGCTCTCGAGTGCCAGATGCTCCCGAGATTGACGGTGTGACTGCCGAGATACTTGAGGCTTACGCCTACATCAGCCGGTCCAGGCAGTATGTGGGCATGGTCGGCGCGCCTGCACCGATCCCGCCTTCAGCCATCACCGAATACCTCGATCGCTATCCATCAGCGATATGCCGCGAAGAGCTCGACGCAGCCGTATTTGCCCTTGATGACCAGTTCCGTAAGCACTGGGACGAGGAGCACGAGAAGGCCCAGGAGGCAGCGGGCAAAAACAGGCCGAATAAGCGGTGAGTGCGCCACACCTGTGGTGTGGTAGATTCACGCTATCTCTTTGGAGGAAGCCATGAATCGACTGATGCTGATCGCTGCTCTCAGCCTGCTGCCAGGCGGCGCCACCTTTGCAAAAGCACCGGATCAGTGCGAGAAGATTTCCGACCTGGCTGCCGAGGCCATGAAGACGCGCCAAGACGGTGATTTGCTGAAGGACGCCATCAGGTCGGTCGGTGACGGCAGCAAGTTTTCAGAAGGAATGGTGATGAAAGCCTACCAAGTCAGGGTGTTCGAGGACTCCAAGGAGCGGGCAACCGCTATATCCGAGTTCCAGAATGCTGCTTACAGAGAGTGCTACGACGCGCACAACTGAACAACGAATCAATAAAGAACCCGCCTTGAGCGGGTTTTTTTATGCCCGGAGAATGACATGGCGCAGGAATCCCGCCTGGCGGTAACCATTGACTCGCGGGGCGCAAAGCGCAATGCGGACGACCTGACCGGATCGCTTGAGCGCATGGAGCGTGCTGGTGATTCAGCGGCAGCCTCAGCTGATAGCGTAAGCAGCAGCCTGGATGGCCAGAGGAAAGAGCTATCTCAGCTCTTAGGGCAGATCAATCCCACAGTCGCGGCCCTTGGACGTCTCGACGACATGCAGGAAAAGCTGGCCAAGTTCAAAAAGGCCGGGATCGTCGAGAGTGACACGTTCGTCGAGTACACCCAGCGCATCAACACCATGCGTGATGCACTCGGCGAAACGTCCGAGGGGATGAACAAGGCCGGGATGTCGGCGAAGGCTTACCAGGCTGCGCTGCGCGGCGTGCCAGCCCAGTTCACCGACATCGCGGTCAGCCTCCAGGGCGGCCAGGCGCCACTCACGGTGCTGCTCCAGCAGGGCGGCCAACTGAAAGACATGTTCGGCGGCATCGGTCCGGCGGCACAGGCCCTTGGTGGATACATCCTTGGCCTGGTAAACCCCTTCACCCTTGCAGCAGCTGCCGCTGGCGCGCTCGCTTTGGCCTATTACAAAGGCTCCGAGCAGTCGGACGCCTTGCGCGACAGCTTGATCCTGACCGGTAACTTTTCGAAGGCATCCGAAGCCCAGCTGATCAGCCTGGCAGAATCGGCTGACCAGGTGACAGGCACGTTTGGGCAGGCGGCCGGCGCACTGGCGCAGTTGACCGCCGCCGGCACGAACACCACCGGCAACCTGAAGTTGATCACCACGACCGCTGTAGAGATGCAGCGCGTCACCGGAAAGGCGGTAGAGGATACGGTCGCCGAGTTCATCAAGCTGGGCAAGGACCCGGTCGCCGGCATCGTTGAGCTGGATGAGAAATACCGGTTCTTGACCGCGTCGGTTTACGCTCAGATCAAGGCGCTTTCGGACCAAGGCAACGCCGTGGCAGCCGCTGACCTGGCAGAGCGCACCTACGCCGAAGCCATGGGGCAGCGAACGGCAAAGATCCGGGAGAACCTGGGCCTGATCGAGCGCGGATGGCTCAACATCAAGGATGCGACGAACGAGGTTCTGGACGCTTTCGCCAGCATCGGCCGCAAGAGCGTGGAGAGCGAAGAGAAGGCCATCACCCAGTTGCAACAGAAAATCGCTTACCTCCAAAGCACGCTCGACACCGCATATGAGGACAACGACGCCAGGGCGCGTATTGCGAGCCTTCAAGAAGACCTGAAGAAGCGCCAGGACATCAAGCAGGTCAACGCTGCCACTCTGGAGGAGGAAGAAAAGCGCCGCCGTATCCAGGAGGAGGGGCGGAAAGGTCTGCAGGACCTGGACACGAGCTACAAGAGCGCACTGACCCAGACTCAGCGGCTCAACAAGGAGTTAACCGATCTCGATAAGGCGCGGGCCAAGGCGGTGGCGGCTGGAGTGTTCACCGCCGCCGAGGAAGCGAAATACGCCAAGTCGCGCAAGAACATCGAGAAAGAGATTGCCGACATCAAGGAGCGAGAGGCGAAGAGGAACACGCCGAAGGGCGCCAACAAAGGCGTGTCGGAAGCTGAAACCACGTTCGCGCGCCTGTACAACCAATATGACCCCGCCGCCCAAGCAGCGCGCACGCTGACCAAGGAGCAGGGCCAGCTGGATCTCGCCTTGAGCAAAGGCAAGATCAGCCAGGAGGAATATGGCAAGGCGCTGGCCCAGGCCTCCATCAACTATGCCGCCGCCATCAAGGGCGCCCAAGGTCTCACCCAGGCCGAGCAGTACCGTGCGCAGCTTGAGCGGCAGCTTGCCGGTCAGCGCAACGAGTACAGCGTAGCTGCCGCTGGTGTCGGCATGGGTGATCTTCAGTCGCAGCGCCTCCAGCAGCGTGTTCAGCTGGAGCAGCAGACCAACGACCGCATCCTGCAGCTGCGCACCGAACTGGCCAACGCCACGACGGAGAAGCAGCGCCAGGACCTGCAGGCACAGATCGATCTGACCAACGAGTTTCTGCCCCGTCAGTTGGAGGCGCTGCAGAACGGTTGGGCTCAGATGGACCAGGCCATGATGAACCCGATCAATGGGTGGACTGCTGCGGTGCAGAACTTCGGCAATCAGGCCATGAACGTGGCCGGGCAGACGCAATCGGTCTTCTCGACGGCGTTCGGATCGGTTACGCAGGGCCTGACGGACGACATCATGAACCTGAACCTGTCGTTCCAGAGCCTGGGTGAGCTGGGCAAGAACGTCCTTCGCGATGTTGTGGCCGGGTTTGTGAGGATGGGCGTTCAGATGGGGGTAAACGCGGCACTGGCCGCTACCCTCGGCACGGCTACGGCCGGCACATCCATCGCGCTGGCCGGCACCACGGCTGCGGCCTGGGCTCCGGCTGCTGCGCTCGCGTCGCTGGCCAGCTTTGGTGGCAACTCCATTCCGGCTGCGGCCGCGCTGACCTCGACGACTGCCCTGGCTACAACCTTGGCAGCGGTCCCCGGGTTTGCTACAGGCGGTTACTTCACCGGTGCGGGCACGGGAACATCTGACAGCAACCTGGCCAAGCTCAGTAATGGCGAGTTCATCGTCAATGCTGCGGCCACGAGGAAGAATCGGGCACTGCTGGAGGCAATCAACTCTGGCGAGCGCGTTTCGACCTCTGGGTCATCCGGGCAGGGCACAGGCGGCTCGCCGATGCCGCAGCCCATTGTGCAGATCTACCAAGACCCGACCCGAGCAGGTACCTCCGAAGTCACCCGAGAGGGTAATCAGGACTTCATCAAGGTGTGGGTGGCGAGCGTCATGGGCGACGGGGAAGCCCATCAGGCCATGCAAGCTAAGTACGGACTACAGGGGCAAGGCTCATGATCGAATACCCCGCAGAGCTGCCTCTGCCGTTGCAGGATGGCTATGCGCTGGATACCCCAGTCGACCCGATGCTGCGCACGCAAATGGAGTCAGGGCGAGCGCGGCAGCGACTCAACTTCGACGAGGTACCGTACCTCATCCGCGCGAAGTGGAACTGCGACCGTAACCAGATGGCGTTCTTCCAGGGCTGGTACGCACGAGCGCTGGTGCAGGGCGTGGAGTGGTTTAAGGCCACGCTTCTTACGCCAATCGGCTTCAAGGAGTACGAGTGCCGCTTCACCGGGCACTACACCGGGCCTGCGCTGGTGCAGGTCAGCCGGTGGGAGTACTCCGCAACCTTGGAGCTGCGCGAACCGCCGCTGATACAGCCTGGCTGGGAGGACTTCCCGCAGTTCTGGTTCATGATGAACATCATCGACATGGCGATTAACGTCGAATGGCCCGAGTTCACCTTCGACTTCCCGACCTATGCGGCTGCCATTGCCGCTATTTCGACGCTGCAGCAGGGCCAGCGGATCCATGTGCAGGCAGATGAAACCCACGGTGGCAGGCACGCTGTCTACGACGTAGTACGCGCGGACAGCCCGTCGCTGGTTTTGGACTTTGTTGAGCGGGCCTACCAGTCAGGCCAGATTCTGGACTATCTGGATTTGGTGCAGGTATATGAATAACAAGAGCTTTTCGGATCTGATCACATTCACCCGCGCCACTACCGGGACCTGGCTAAACCCTGCCACCGGCTTGCTTGAGACTGCGGCTATCAACGTGCCGCGCCTGGAGGCCAAGGGCCTGCTGTTCGAGCAGCAGCGGACCAACCTGGCTTTGCGATCTGCGGATTTCGGTAATGCTACCTGGGTAAAGTCCCAGCTGACGGTAACCACGGATGGCACGTTGTCCCCTGACGGGGTGACTCAAGCAAGTAAATTGGTACCTTCTACGGTAGCTGCGGGTCACCAGATATCGCAAAACATTGCCAGCACCGCAACAGCCTTTGCGGCATCTGTATTCGCAAAGGCTGGCGCGTACAACATCCTCAGGGTTCGTATCGCAATAAACGGGACTTTCTCGGGCGATACAATTGTTAACCTGACTACCGGGGCTATTGTTTCAACAGGTTTCCCTGGATCGTACACGGAACAGATGCCAAATGGGTGGTGGCGTGTAGTCGTTCCATTTTCTGCAGTGTCGACGACCACAGTGAGTTTTGGTTTTTGGGTTTATGTGAACGGCAACGGGACTGACGCAGGCGACGGAACATCGGCTCTGTATACGTGGGGCGCTCAACTGGAAGCGGCGGACAGTGTTAGCTCCTACATACCAACTGTTGCCGCCCAGGTAACCCGTTCTGCCGACCTGGCTTACGTGCTGGCAGCCGACTGGTTGCGCGAGGGCGAAGGCACGCTATTTGTTGAAACGCAGAACAGGAGCGTTTTAAGTGTGCTTTCTGCGATGTTGGGTACTTCCGCCAGTAACCCTAGAATATCGCTGCTTTTGTCCTCAACTTCACTATCTAGAGCTGAGATAGTGAATGACGCAAACGTAACCCAGTTCGGGCTAAATCTAGGTTCTGTGCAGCCGCAAAACGGCATCTTGAAGCAGGCCATTGGATACAAGGCTGATTCTGTCGCGCAATTCTCATCTCAAGGGTTGGCTACGTCTGAGGTAGGTCCTGTAGTGCTGCCAACTATCGACAGACTAACGTTAGGCACAAGAGCAGTAAACATTGTGTCAAGTCACATGACGGGTCACATCCGCCGCATCAAATACTTCCCTTACCGGCTGACTGCCGCCGAGCTACAGGCGCTGACAACATGATCGACTACTACCTGCGGACCTCCGACCCGGAAGCCATGTATGCGGCACTGAGCAGCCTGGGCGACGAAGTGACCATCGACGATATTGGCGTCCTTTATCGGGTGGCCGATGACGGCGAGACAGTAGAAGCGCTTCCCGGCTACCACGCCAACGTCAGGAGCCCGGACCCAATCGAATGGCCGGACACCATCGAAAATATGAATCCTGAAACCCCGTGGCGGGTATTTGCATAGGGGCAGACATGAGTATTTTGGAAGACACCTACCGCGAGGCGATTGCTTCGGGCGGTAAGGAGGCGTTCGTCCGCACGCTGGAGATCACCTGCCCGGCATGGGCGGCGCCGGTGCTCATCTGCAACGGGTTCAAGGATCGAATCTGCGGCACCGAGGACGGGCGCCTGCTTACCTTCATCGCCGCGAACATCGGCATCGCGCTGCCGCAGAAGAACAACAAGGGCAACCAGGCCCTGGCCTTCGCCGTGGATAACACCACGGGCGAGGTGATGCATAAGGCCGACCAGGCATTGGATGCCGTCGCCCGCGTGACCGCGACCTACCGCGTATACCTGGCCAGCGACCTGTCCGCACCATGCGAGCGCCCCTATCGCATGTCGGTGGACAGCGATTCATTCGAGCAAAACCAGGCCACGCTCCAGTGCGGATTCTTCGACCTGATCGGCACCGGCTGGCCCCGCGACCTTTACACGACCCGGTTCGTGCCAGGCCTTAAATACCTCTGAGGCACCCTTATGGAATGGATCAACAAATACCTGTCATGCAGGTATGAGGACGGCGCTCGCGGTCCGGAAATGTTCGATTGCTGGGGGCTGGTCAGGGAGGCGCGCCACCTGCATCTGGGAAAACGGCTGCTGCCGAGTTGGGGTCATGTGCGCAACACCGATCCCAAGGAATTCACCAAGGCCTACCGAGCCGAGGCCGTGCACATGGAACCGTGCAGGCCCGAGCCTGGGGCGATTGCCGCAGTGATGCGCGGGCACATCTGCGTGCACGTGGCCCTGGTGGTGGAATCCGCCAGCCGGCTGAAGATCCTCGAAATCAACCCCGCGCGGGGCGCCCGCTGTTTGCCGCTAGCTCAGTGGCAGCGCGACCACAACACCGTCATCTACTACCGAGACCGGGAATGATCGAAATCTACGCCAACAAGCTCGCTGCCGGGCCTGCCGAGGTGTGCGCGGTCGAAAGCCGCCAGAACCTGCTGGCTTGGTTCCATGCCGACGGCCTGCCGCAAGAGGTTGAGCCTGCAGCGCTGCCTCTGAGCGTGTTCGTCAACGGTGAGCGCGCGCTGCCTACCCAGTGGGCGACCATCGAATTCGGCCCACAGGACCAGGTGCAGATTTACCGTGAGCCCAAGGGTACTGACCCGTTTTCGATCACTCTGGCCCTGGTATTCGGCGCCAAGGCGGTGCTCGGCGCCCTCATGCCGAAGATGCCAAGCCTAAACAGCGGCGGCAACACGAAGCGCGGCAACGATCTCGGTCTGGCCACGGTCAAGGGCAACCAGGTGAAGCTGAATGCGGTTATCCGGGAGATCGCCGGGCGGCAGCGGCCATACCCAGATTATGCGCTGCCACCGAACCGGTATTTCGACGACCCGCGCTCTCAGTGGATTGAGATGCTGCTGGTGGTTGGCAAGGGGAGCTACGACATTCCGGTGAGCAGCATCCTGATCGGCGAGACGCCGGTAATTTCGCTCGGAGAAGATGCTGAGTTCACGCTGTATGAGCCAGGCGCGAACCTTTCTGGTGAGACGGCAGCTAAGTGGTGGCATGCGGCGCCGGAAGTTGGCGCGACCTCGACCGGCACGGCCGGGATCGAACTCAAGGCCACCTACGCCGTATCGCCAGTGCCTACCGCCCAGTCTTACCAGTTCGCCGGGAAAACCATCACTGTTCCATCAGGGGCGGGACAGATACCGGCCGGATGGGCAGCTGGCATGATTGTGCGGGTAGAGGTTGGCTACCCGCTGGACGTCATCGACGGGGGCGCTGGCCGGGACATCATTCGGGGCAACCTCGATCAATTCGCGTTGTACGCAGGGATGCCAATTGAGATCGTTGGCGCAAATGCTGGCAACTACACCATCGCCACCTACACGCCAGGCGTCGGTTCCGCACCAGACGAGATGACCCTTGATTGGTCGGCGGGCGGCCCAGTTACCGGCTTGGCGGTCGGTACTGGACTGGTGATGGGCATTGGATTCAGAGGCCTGCGCTACCGCATCACGGCAGCAAGTACTGCCGCCATATCGGTCGAGCGCATGAACGCCGCAGGCGATAACGATACGACCTGGCCAGGCTTCGATCCTCTCACCACCTCGGCCGCTGTTTTGAGGTTGGACGGGTCAACACAAGAGGGCGACTGGTCTGGCCCATTCCCCGCTTGCCCCGCGGGAACGACAACCGCCCGCATCGCTTGGGACATCTTTTTCCCGCAGGGTCTCGTGCACGTGGGCGGGAAGGGTGACCTGAACAACCTGTCTGTGACAGTCGAAATGCAGTATCGCGACATCACCTCTGCGGGCGCCTGGACCTCGTTCACAAAGACCTACACCCAGATGACCCTGGACCAGCTGGGGTTCACTGAGTACATGGACATCCCCGGCAACATCCGGCCAGAGGTTCGGATGCGCCGTATTGGAGCGAAGTCCACCAGTACCCAAGACGCCAACACGGTGCAGTGGTACGGACTGCGGGCGAATCTGCCGGCGCCGACCAGCTACGCCGGCGTCACGCTGCTGGCCCTGCGGGTCAAGGGCGGCAACCGCATCGCGTCGCAGTCGGAAAGCCAGGTATCGGTGATCGCCACTCGTAAGCTGCGCACCAGGCGTGGCGGAGCGTGGACGGCGCCCGAGCCTACTCGAGACATCGCGGCCTGGATCGGCTACATCGCACAAAGCGTGGGGTATTCGGTGGAGGACGGCGACTCAGACATTGATCTCGACGAGCTGGACCGACTGCAGGCCATCTGGACTGCCCGGGGCGATTACTACGACCGGACGATCGACACGGCGAGCACCGTGAAGGCATGCATGATTGAGGCGTTGCAGGCTGGATTTTCCGAGCTGACGATTGACCGCGGCCTGATCAGGCCAGTTCGTGATGAGCCAAGAGGTCCGGACTTCGACCACATCTACAACCCTCAGGTGATGGCCAAGCCGCTCAAGCGAGAGGGCGAGCACATCACAGAGGATGATTTCGACGGTGTCGACGTCGAGTACACCGACAGCACCACCTGGCAGGTGGAAACTGTGGAATGTCGTCTGCCAGGTGATCTCGGGCTGAGGACCGAGAAGGTAAAGATTGAGGGAATCAGCGACGAAATCCGAGCATGGCGCTACGGAATGCGCCGTCGCCGCATGCAGGTCTACCAGCGCAAGCGCTACAGCTTCTCCACGGAATTGGACGCGTTGAACAGCGGGTACCTCGACTACGCGCTGCTGGGCGACACAACCCCGGGCTATGGCCAGAGCGCGATGCTCAAGGGCTATGCCCAGCTTGGCAGCGTGCACATGCTGGTTTCCACTGAGGCGTTCAACTGGTCCGCCGGCGGCGAGCATTGGGTTGCCCTGCGCCGGCCTGACGGAAGCGCCTCCGGGCCTTATGTCGCCACCCGCATCGACGATTATCGCCTCACCATCCCGAGCCTGGACTTCGTGCCGGTACTGGACAGCGCCATGGACGCGCCCGTGCTCCAGTTCGGACCCAAAGCCAAGTTCTGCTACCCGGCGTTGATCAAGGAGGTCAACCCGAGCGGTACCGTCAGCTGCAACGTCACCGCTGTGAATTACGACGAACGCGTCTATCTGGACGACGATAACTTCCCGCCGGCGTGACCGGATCCTAACGAGCATGCCCGCCAAGCGCGGGCTTTTTAATGCCCGGAGAAAATATGCGCTACAACACAGGAAACCCGGTTGGGCCTGACGGATCGAGCGATCCTCGCGACCTTTACGACAACGGCGGCATATTCGATGTTCTGATAAATGGGTCGCAGCCTTCTGCTAAGGGTAGGCTCGGCGAAGAAATCATGACTTACTATGGGGCGCTTCAGCAGTGGCAGCAGCTTATGCTGAGCAGTGGATATGAGCCCCAGCACCTTACCTATGTGGATGGTGTGCCACTGGTAGTAGCAAGACCAACGCAGCTTATCGACCGCGCGGGATCGGTGTACCGGGTAAAATGGCCTGCATCATTCCCGGTGAGCCTCACAGGAAACTGGGCGGCTGATCAATCAGTATTGGTTGACGTAAGTGATGCAAGTTTGCGCGCCAGCCTTGCACTCGACAGTGGCGCTGGAATGGTAGGCTTTTCTCTGGATGAAATCTATTCCAGTGATACGATGGGATCGGCAATCCAGCAGGAGTACAGCGGCTGGGTAAGCGCTGCTAGTTTGGGGCTGTATCCGTCGCCGGCAGTCGTAGACCAGGGGAAACTTCAGGCGGCAATCGATTCCGGCATACCAATCCGCTGGGGTCCGTTTACATACCTGTTCAACCTAACGCAGAACATTACCCTGGAAGCTGGTGTGACTCAGTGCGCTAACATATGGCGCGGATCGGTAAAATGGGTTGGTGTTCCGGGTAAAACGATTCTCAAGCTGGCCGACAATCAGTCTACCGACGCATCTCCCAAGTTTTTCAATATGTTCGCATGCAACACCGTTCTTACCAACATGTTCGTCCAAGGAATCGTGTTTGACTGCAATGGTCAGAACAACAAAATTAGCCCGAACAGAGGTGTCGGGGTTTTCAATCGATACAACTGTGCGCAGATCATGGTAAGTGGCAGCGTTGCAACTGGAGGTGCTGATGCCAGGATTGAGCGCGGAAAGATATTGAATTGCAATTTCATAAACAGCCCTGGAGTTACCTGCATTGCTACGGGCCAGCGCTACAATCACCCAGGGGTTAAAGGCTACGATGTAGAGATTGCTGGGTGCGTCTTCTATAACAACGGCATTGACTCCGCAGACCATTCATCAATCTATGCGTTTGGTTCTGGCATAAACGTGCATGACAACTGGTTTGACCACCCATCTGAGTCTAGCGGCGTGCAATCGCCATGCGTAGCAGTTGAAAGCTTCGGCTCAGGCAACCGAATTCACAACAACTATATCCACAACTACGTTCAGATGTTCTGGGTTGGCGCCGGCGAAGACGCTGATGCGCATGGCCCAATAAGCGTAATAGGAAACCAGGGTCAGGTGAGCTGGATTGCAATCGCACTCACCAGCATCGCGCCGCAAGACAATACCGTGCAGGATGTAATTATTTCTGATAATTCAATCCATGTTACCGCCAAGGTTGTGACGAATCCTAGCCTAAGTGCGCGCAAGTATGGTATTTATCTTGGTGTGGATTCAGGGGCCGCTCTGCGCATCAAGTGCCATGGCAACATAATGTATTGCACCGATCGTTCAGATAATGCTGGCCTGTTGCTCTCCGCAAACACCGGAGCCAGCGTCGATACAAGCGATATTCGAAACAACCTCATAAGTGGTTTCTCTATCGGAGCCGACCTTGGTGCTGGCGGATCCGGGTCACTAACTAACACAGTTTTCGATAACAATACCATCGAGAACTGTGCGGCCTCGACCGCAACGCCTGTAGGTTCTACCAAAGGAATTCGGTACTCGGGTAATAATTACTCGCTGAGCCTTCAAGGTAACAATATCAGCGGTGGTGATCTGTACTCTCCACCCAATACTGCAATTGAGCTGACGGGTACGCTAACCAATCTGACGATGGAAGGGAATAGTCCTGGAGCTACAAGCGCAGCCAACGAAATTGTATCAACAGTGGTAGTGAGCGGGAGGCGCCGAGGAAAGCAGGCATGCACCTTCGCAGCGCTTCCAGCGCAATCAACCTGGCAAATCGGAGACTACGTTGAGGTTGCGGGATCCGGTCTTAACATAGGCACGGGCGGAGGATTGGGAGCTGCCGGGTCGAAATATATAGTGTATGGGTGGAAGCGAATTACTTCAGGCACCGGTAACGTTCTGAATACCGACTGGTTTGAAGATCGACGTCTAACTGGGAACTGATAAAAAAGGCCCGAATAACGGGCCTATTTTGATTATGCAGCTGCCGCTCTTTCAGGGGACTTCCATAACCTTCTCAGGAAGTCCCTAGATGGGCGCTCGATCACGTAATAACTGATGGTCGCAGTAATCAATGCTGCTGCTACCTTCTGCGACAGGGTGAGGCCGATGAAGTGTTGCGGTAGAACCGCATTGAGCATGAAGTGTGTTAGATATAGTGAGTAGGAAATGTCCCCAAGGAAAACAGATGCCCGGTTTCCGAATATCAGGCGACCCAATCCTTTGTCACGCAGTAATCCACCAATCAGAAGGAGCGAGCCGCACATCATAAGCCATGGTTGGAATGGGACTGTGCACGCATATCCGAGTACTACGATTCCGGCTAGCATCATCCCGTCGCAAGCCCAGACAGGCCAAGTCATAGAGTCTTGCACTAGTCGATAGAGCGCCACACCGGAAATGAATACGAAGGTAAACTGGAATAAATAGCTACCGTAGCCAAGCACAAGTCCGTTAGTATCAACTCCCAGCGCATTCAGCAGGCTGACATAAGGCAGGTCTTTCAAAAAGAAGACCGCAGCAATGATTGTCAAGGCTGATGCGTATTTCGGAAGCCGGTAAAGTCCGTAGACAACCATTGGGAACCAGATATAGGCAAACATTTCGACGCTTATCGTCCACGACACAGCATTCCAGGAGAACTCATTCACGAAGCCCCATGCGTGCACTAGCAGCAGGTTAAGTGCCAGCGTGTAATCGGTGTCATTGGCTCCAGCCAATGGATAGCCAAGCTTAACAATAACAATGAACGCAATGATTGTTGCAAGGTGAAGTGGGTAAATCCGGACTACCCGCTTATAAAAATACTCAGAAAACTCGGAGGTAACTAGATTTTCACGGAAAGACGGATAAACGTGAGCCATCACGAATCCGCTCAGTACCAGGAACACGATAACTCCAGCGAAACCATAAAAGGTTACTTTGTCGAAAAGGTTCTGTTCGGCGTGGCCCGCTACCCACGTGTAATGCATTAGCACCACCCACATGGCGGCAAATCCACGTACGCCCGTGAGGGCTGGAATGTTGGAAGGCATATCGGCATATCCCTATGTCTATGTCAGTCGACTCGCATGGGTCGAGTTTTTAGTTTTTTGCGGATCCTATACCTGAATCCTGCTGAACTCCAGTTTTAGCTTAGGTCTGCAGAGCTTATTTCAGATCACCCAACCCCAATTCGCCTAATCGCGGGCATTTTTTTTGCCTGGAGAAAACCCATGACCCAAACCCAGCCCCGTGGCGTACGCAACCGCAACCCCGGCAACATCGACTTCAACCAGCGCAACGACTGGCAGGGCCAGATCGGCAAGGAACCTGGTGGCCGCTTCGCCATCTTCGACACCCCTGAGAACGGCATCCGCGCGCTGGGCAAGCTGCTGATCAACTATCGCGGCAAGGACGGCATGCCAGGCGTGGGCGGGAAGGGCATCGACACTGTGCTCGAGACCATCAACCGCTGGGCGCCGAGCAACGAGAACGACACCCAGGCCTACGCCGGCGCCGTCGCCAAACGCATTGGCGTGCGCACCACCGACCCGATCAATATCAAAGACCCCGCCACGCTGCGCGGGATGGTGGTCAGCATCATCATTCACGAGAACGGCGGCAATCCGTATCTGCCGTCGATAATCGATGAGGGGGTGCGGCGGGCGCTGGCCTGATCGCTCAGCTTCGCCCCGTCCTGCCAGCCGGCAGTTGCCCAGCCACAGACTGCGCTATACGATACTGTATCAATATACAGTTATTGGCCGGCCATTATGAATGCTACCCACCCCATCGCGGAAGACGACAGCCTCGTCTCGATAGATGAACTGCTCCACCTGCGCACGCCCAGTGTCTACCTGGTCAAGGTTGAGGGAGACAGCATGCAGGGGGCCGGCATCTACACCGGTGACCTGCTGGTGGTCGACCGCCTGGTCGACGCCAGGTCCGGTCACGTCATCATCGCCGCGGTCAATGGCGAGGCCACGTGCAAGCGCATGGTCCTTCGTGACGGGCATGTTGTCCTCATGGCGGACAATCCGAAATACCCGGCCCGGTACATTCTCGAGGGCGACCAATTCGAGGTTTGGGGCGTTGTAACCCACAGCATTCGGAGCCATGGGGCCAGTTAGATGCGCCCTACTGGGCTGGCAGCACCATGTCGGCCCAGGCCTGCATCATGTCGCGGCGCTGGTCCAGATACGTGGCATGGTTGTACACGTCTCGGATAGCGCTACTGTCCGCATGGGCCAGCTGACGCTCGATCCAGTCCTTGTTGTAGCCGCGGCTGTTCATCTCCGTGGAGAACAGGTGGCGGAATCCGTGCGGAGACTGCCGGCCCGTGTATCCGCACCGGTCCATCAGGTTCACCGCATAGTTGATGCCGATCGGCCGGACAGCGTCAGTGCGGTTCGGGAAAACATACTTCAGGTTGCCGGATATCGGCAGCATCACGCGCAGGATCTCGACAGCCTGGCGCGACAGCGGCACCACATGGTCGCGGCGCATCTTCATCTTCGCGGCCGGAATCGACCAGGTCGCGCTATCCAAGTCGATTTCCGACCACTCTGCCTTGCGGACCTCTGCCGGGCGGCAGGCGGTGAGTATGAGCAGCTTGGTGGCGCACTGCAGCTGCAGGCCTGACTGGCTTTCCTCAATGGCCTTGATGATGGTTGGCATTTCCGAGAAGGCAAGGAACGGCCGGTTTTTATGCGGCGCCATCTTCTCGGTAACAGCGTGCATTTCAGCCGTGGGGTTTACCTCAATCATTCCGATCGCCACCGCATAGCGGAAGACCTGGCCAGTCCACTGGCGAGTCTTGACGGCAGTGCTGATTGAACCGCGACGCTCTATGCGACGGATCAGCGTGATCACGTCGGCGCGCTTGATGCTGTCTATTTGGCGCAGGCCGAAGGCCGGTAGTACATCCAGCTCCATTGCGTTCGAAATTACCTTGGCCGTTGAATCGGTCAGACCGCCCTTCCTGAATTCCAGCCACTCCTCATAGACGCGGCGGAATGTCCTCTCTTGGGCGCCCAGGCGCTCGACCTTCTTAGCTCTCCTTGATTCGCGCGGGTCTATGCCCTGCGCAACCTCTTCGCGCGCTTCATCTCTCCGCGCACGCGCCTCCTTCAAGCCGATCTCTGGGTATGTCCCAAGCGAAATACGAGCCTGCTTTCCAAGCCAGGTGAACCTGAAATGCCAGCTCTTCACGCCGGTGTCGGCGATGTACAGCGTGAGCCCGAGCGAGTCTGCGAGGGTGTAGCCCTTTTCCCGGGGCTTGGCCTGCCTGGCCGCGGTGTCCGTGAGCGCCACTAGTACATTGCCTCTTGCTGTCCGTTGGATGTACTGGATGATGTACTACGTTTTTGGGATTGGGAAGGTACAGAGTGGTACGCGGCGATACGCCAATGACGCCGGGTTCAGGGCGTCATGGCTATTTGTGGTATCGCTCGGTTTTCGGCGGGAACCCACTGTGGAATCCTTGAAGATTTCCACTGGTGGACCTGTAAAGCTGATGGGGTATGGGCTTGAGCGGAATCTGGCGTTTCAGTGTACTGCTCAATGTACTGATTGGTCGTCGCTGGGCTCGAAAGAGGTCATCCACAAGGTGATGTCCGATTGGCGCCAGGCGACCGAATTGGGTCCTATCTTAACCTGTTTTGGGAAGGTGCCTTCACGGATTCTGCGATAGACCGTGTTCCGCCCAATTCCGGTCACGTGCAGCACCTCGTCGAGGCGCAGGAAGCGGTCAATGTTTTCTGCGTGTCGCATAGATGTCTCCTTTATATAGAAGGTCAGGCTAAGAAGTGGTGCCCGACCTGCGCCGCGCGGGCGGCTTCTTCGGTGCGGAACATGAGCTGGGTTTTGCCTGGGCGGCCTTCGGATTCGTATTCCGCATCGACCCACCAGTGGCCGAACTTGCGGTACGGCTCGCCGAGGATCTTCGTGACGTAGCAGTCGATCAGGTTCACGGATGGTCTCCACGCCGCCGGTGGCGGCTGGTTGGTGGTCAGGCGGGAATCTTGTCGAGTACCGCGTCGGCTACCTTGAGCGCAGCCTGGGCATCGTTGACGTAGGCTGGGTCGAAGCCGCCGGCGTAGTGGATAACGCGCTGGCAGGCATCCAGTTCTTTGCGGGCCAGGCGCAGGGCATGGACCAGCTCTTCCTGCAGCGCGCCTTCGGCTCGACCGATATCCCAGAACTCAAGGCACCAGTGATCGGCTGGCGGTGGGTTGCTGTTCTGCTTGCCCGTGGCAAGGGCGCCGATGATGACGTCACAGACCGAGCGCTTGTAGACGTTGTCGC